CGGCGTTCAACCAGCCGAGATCGGTTTTGCACCGAAAGGCGGGCTGGGAGGCGCTGGTTTCGAGGAGGGGCGGGCGGAAAGCGCTGAGGCAATCGGAACACAGCCTTTGGTTAACTGGATCAGCAAGATGCTTACAAACATCTCGTACACATACCTTGGTATGCCACGCGAGTTGGAGTTTAGATTGATGACTTCAAAGCGCCTGGACAATGAGTCAAACGCTCGCAAGAACCAAATTGAAGTAACAAGCGGTGGTAAGACAATCAACGAACGCCGCTCTGAACTGGGCCTTCCTTTACTTGATACACCGCAAGCCGATATGCCAATCTTGATGGCAGGGGCCAGCACATTCCTTTTCAGTCCTGATGGCATCATCGATGCATCTACCGCTTCAACAGCACCCGCTTTGGCAGGGCCTAACGCAGAAGCCGTTGCACCAGTTACCGAGATCGGCGAGAAGCCCGACAAGGAACCAACTGTTCTTGAAGAGGAAGAGATCGAAAACGAAACCAAGAACGAAGTTAAGGCTTTCATGAAGTGGGCCAACAAGGGTAAACGCGCTCGCCTCTTTGAATTCAAAACACTCGATCCGATTGTGGGCGATGCGTTAAACCGATGTGCTTACGAAGGCGATCTAGAAAGCGCTCGAGCGCTTGCCAAGGCTTACTTGTCATGAAGTGGGGGCCTCTCCAAGCCGATGGGCGAATGGCGGCCAAGAGTGCAGTAAAAGTCAGAGCAGCGTTGGCACAAACGGCAGAATTCAAACGCGTGTTCGAGAGTTATCTCAGAACGCAACCAAACCTTTCAGACAACCGTTCTCAAGATCGTGCGCGAGCGCGTTCCTGGGTCATGCTCAATGTCAGAGTTAACATGATGGCTTTGATGGGTGTGCTTGAGCGCGTTTATGCCGAGGGCTGGGTAACAGGACAAGCCGCTGCCGATGAATTGATTGCCAAAGCCAAAGAAGCAAACAAAGCCGCCGATGATGATCTGATTAACTGGGCGTTATGGAACCCAGGCGATGAGGCTGCCGCATTGTTGCTTCGACCTTCCAGGGCCTTCCAACGCTTCCTAGAGTCCTTTGGTATCACCCTGAAAGAATTAACAAACACGACCATTAATGACATTGGCAACTCGATCGCCGATGCTTTGGAGCAGGGTCTTTCTGCCAACCAAGCGGCCAAGTTGATCAGGCGCAATGTGGCCACCTCGCATCGGGCTTTAACAATTGCCATCACCGAACAGAACCGCGCTATGTCGGCTGCAACGATCAATCGCTACAAGGAGATGCAGATCCCTGAAATGGAATGGGAGGTTTCAGACCCTTGTCCTTTGTGCGCACAGAATGCCAACCAAGTCGTGCCGATCGGTGGAACCTTTAACTCGGGAAACACTCAACCGCCCGCGCATCCAAATTGCCGTTGTGCCTTGTTGCCTGTGATTCCTGACTTTGGAGTAGATATTCCTGAAGGCGCAAGCCTTGTGCCTGTACCTTCTCAGTAAAACTGCTAAAGTAATGCAATCAACCGTAAGATAAGGATGAACATGGCCGATGGATTTGTACCGCCGCAGCAAGTGCGTGGCAATGCAAAACGCGGTCTTGAACTTCGTAAGAAACACGGTCGCGGTGGAACCGAAGTCGGAGTTGCTCGAGCAAGAGACTTATCCAACGGAGCAGCGCTATCATTAGACACAATCAAAAGGATGAATTCCTATTTTGCCCGCCACGAGGTGGACAAGAAAGGTGAAGGCTGGGGCGTAGACAGCGCTGGCTACATCGCTTGGTTACTATGGGGTGGCGATGCAGGATGGTCTTGGGCTAAAGGTATTCTTAGACAACAAGAAAACAAGGAGAAATCAACAATGACGGATTTAACAACCTCGTATTTCAGTATTGAGAAAGCAGATCGTCAGGCTGATGGAACCCTTATGGTTTACGGCAAGGCAACTGATGACTCACTCGACATCGACCAGCAGATTTGTGACGCTGCGTGGCTTGATCGAGCCATGCCCGACTGGTTTAAGACAGGCGGCAACATCCGTGAGCAACACTCATCAATTGCAGCAGGAGTGGCTAAAGAATACGAAGTTAAAGCGGATGGACATTACATTCATGCTTTGGTTGTCGATCCCATTTCAGTTAAGAAGGTTGAAAACGGAGTCCTTAAGGGTTTCTCCATCGGAATTAAATCTCCACGCGTTGTGCGTGATAACAAGGCTGTGAACGGCCGCATCATTGACGGTCAAATCGTAGAAGTATCTCTAGTGGATCGCCCTGCCAATCCGAATGCCAAATTGATCTTGGCCAAAAGCGTGGATGGCGAGTCCAGCCTGGTTCAGGTCGAGGAATTAACAGAGGATTGGATTGGAAAGAAAGAGGAAGAGGATTTCACTCAAGTAATCAAACCTCGCAAGGGAGAACCCGCAGATAAGGACCTGTACGAGGAAGTTAAAAGAGATGCCAAGGCAAAGTTTGATGTTTACCCATCCGCTTATGCCAACGCCTGGGTGGTGCGCGAGTATAAAAAGCGTGGCGGAAAATACAAGGCGGAATCTAAAAAAGGGTTACAATCAGACACCATCGAGATGGAGTTTGATATGACCGCAGCATCTGAATTAGTAGAAGTATCTAAGTCATTTGCCAGCGCCGATCTATTAAAGTTCGATCAGAAAACATACGATGCTGCTCGCACCGCGCTTGCAGACTTGATCCAAATTGAAGCAAAAGAAATGTCTGAAAGTGGACACAGCGAGGAATATTCCCTTCAGTGTTTATTGTCGGCAGTCCACCACCTCTTTGCCTGGTACGAAGGGGAAAAAGCAGAAGGGGAAACCATGGAAGAGGTAATCGAAATGGCATCAAAGCCTGAAGTAAAAGAATTAAAGCCTATGAAAGGCGAAACAGAGAAAGAATACAAAGCACGCTGTAAAGAAGCGGGCATGGATGATGAAACCATCAAAGCCATGTGCGATAAATACATGGGTGCAGAAAAGTCTGCCGACATTGCTAAGTGCCTAGAGTGTGGATGCAACCAACCTGGCAGCGATCACGGATTAAAAACAACTAACGATTTTGCGAACATCGCAAAGCCATCTCATGTCACCACCGCAGAAATGTATGCGCCAGGTGAAACCCCTAAGTCAGCAGAAGCAGACGAAGCGGCAGTTGAGGAAGCCCCAACCGAAGAGACTCCAGCAGAGACTCCAGTTGAAGAGGCAGTAACAGAGAATTCTGAAGCACCAACGGAAGTTGATGCAGCAGATGTTGAAGCCATCGTAGAGCAGGTGGTAAAGAGCGCGACTGAGTCACTTCGAGCAGAGATCGCTTCATTAGTTGCGGCAAAAGAGGTCGCACTAGAGAAGTCGGTAGTTCTTGAGTCTGAGTTAGCAATTGCCAAGTCTCTCGCAGTGGCTGGCGGCCCAAGCCGTACAGCGAAGCCATTGTCTACCAAGATCAATGACAACCTTACAAAGGCAGCCATTTACAAAGCGAAAGCAAACGCAACAACAGACCCCGTTCTCGCTAAAGGTTATAAGCAACTAGCCGAGGAGTTTTACTCCAAAGCATCCGACAGCGATAACAACTAACTACTACTCAAAGGATAAGCAATGACATTATCAACACCTAAGGTCACAGACCTATTTGGTGATGCAAGTCCACGCGAAGCCGCAGAGCGCATGGAGGAATACACTTCCGAACTTGGAAAGTCCCTCTCAAGCGCATCTACAGTTCCAGGACAAGCACCTCTTGCAGATCCAGCAGCGCAGATCGAAGCACTTGTAGCAAACAAGTCTCTATCTCCTGATGTATCAGCGGGCCTTCAAAACGCACTTGCTGCACAGCGCCTTGCTATGCAGGATATGCAGAAGGACATCACCCTTACATCTCCACTCTCAACATCTTTTGCAGCCTTCGATCTTGAAGCACCTGCTAAGTTGCTCACACCACGCCCAACACCTCTCCGTAACCGTATCCCTCGCAAGAAAGGCGTAGGCACTAGCCATCGTCAGAAGCAGATCCTCGGCTACACAGGTACAGGAACTGGTGGAGTTGGCAACCTATGGCCAGGTATCACTCAAAGTTCAACTGCAACTTTTGGTTCTATCAATTACGAGCGTGGACCAATTATCAGTTATGCTGCGCAAGATTTAATCCTGCCTTACAACTCATACTCACTATCTGACAGCGTTACATTTGATGCTAACTTCTCAGGTCTTGGTTACCAAGATCTCCGTCAGTTGTCATCAACATCAACTCTCTACGCAACAATGTTGATGGAAGAGCGCATGATGCTTATGGCACGCGGAACAGCAAGCGGATACTCAGGCGCTCTAACAGCACCTACATTTGCTCTTGCATCTCCAGTTGCATCAGCATCACAAACAGCACTAGCAGCCAATACTTACTATGTAAATGTGACTGCTGACGCTGGTATCTCAGGTAACGGCTTCGGCGAGTCAATTCTCGGAACAGAAGCAAACACAGCAGTTGCATCAGGCGATGTTCTAACAATCACCGTATCAACAGCAGTAGTTGGCGCACTTGGTTACAACATCTATGTTGGAACTGCAACAGGCGCTGCAAACTTAAAGTATCAGGGAACACTTAAGGGAACTGGTACCTTCACAATTCAGGCAGCAGGAACACAGGGCCTAACAGGTAACAACGCAGCCTTCACAACAACAGGAGCCGCAGCATCACGCGCAGCAGCAGACACATCTGCTTACGCAACTGGTTACGACGGTATCCTTCCAACTGTTCTAGGACCTAACTCAGGTTACAACAACGCGATCAACAGCGCGTTCTCAACTTCTAACCCAGGTGGAGAATTCCAGACTGCATTCGCTTCTATGTACCAGAATGTAAAGGCTGATCCTGATGTTGTTCTACTTAACGGTAACGATCGTAAGCAACTCTCTGATGCAATCAAGAGCGGCTCAACAGCCAACTACCGTTTGGTTATCAACAACCCAGGCGAAGACGGCACAACCTACGGATCAGTTGTAACTGGTCTACAGAATGAAGTAACAGGCAAGGCTGTTGATCTTATGGTTCACCCATGGCTCAACCAGGGCGTTGCTCCAATCCTTTCATTCACACTTCCAATCCCTGACACAGAGGTTTCAGATGTTTGGGCGAACTACATGGTTCAGGACTACATGGGTATCCAATGGCCTGTAACTCAGTTCTCTTATGACTTCTCAACATACTTCCGTGGCACATTCTTCTGCTCTGCTCCTGCATGGAACGGCGCAGTTTCAGGAATTGTAAACGCGTAATTAACAACTGAATAAGGCGGGAGGGTGCGTTTCTCAAGGAGCGCACCCTTCCTTTATTCAATAAGGAGGCAGCATGGCAAGATGGGTAGCACCTGATAAAGGTGTGAAAGAAACAGTTATTGGCAACGCAACCTACCGCCCCGATCGCGGTGGCATTTACACGGTAGACAACGCCAAGCACGCAAAGTTAATGAAGGCTGAAGGTTATTTCGAGGCGGCATTAAATCCTTATGACAGTAAAGACGGCCAAAGAGGATTTACTTGCGTAGAATGTGGCTTCGGTAGTTGGTTTGCATTGTGTTCACGGTGCGGGCATAACAATTCCAGCGATACTCCTACGGATGGGAATTCATAAATGGCAACGGGCGTAACAACAGACACTTTCTCTGAGCAGTCATACTTGACCGTTCAGGAATACAAGAACGCGCCCACCTCAATCGACTATGACAACCTGGTAGTTGGCGGCAACGCAACAGCCCAGGATGCCGAACTTAAGAATGTGATCCTTCGGGCTTCGTCTTATATGGATGAATACCTGAACCAAAATGTGGTGGCCAACCGAGCCACAGAAACACAGCGAGTCCGCCTGAACAACATGGGCTACATCGCTTTACATCCAAACCAAAGCCCGATCATCTCGCTGGAGAGTTTCTACTACGGCGGCTCTCCAACCAACTTAGTGGCGTTGCCTGATCCATCTCAATGCTGGTTTGAAGAGCAGCAGATCCTTGTCCCGCTATCACAAATGGCAACCACTTATTCCTCTGCGGGACCTTTGGCTTTTGGCCCTGGGATCGGTGGCTCCCAACAAATCTTTACTAAGTACACCTATGTGGCTGGCTTTGCCAATACAACCGTTGTTTCAGGAACCGCAGGGGCTTCCACAATCGTTGTGGCCGATCCAATCGGCATCATCCCTGGCGAAATGCTGCGTATCTCAGACGGCGCAAGCAGCGAAACCGTCTATGTAAGTTCAACTTATACCTATGGAAACGCAACCATTTCTTTGGTTTCACCCCTTGTTTATACCCATGCTGCGGGCGCTGCGATCGGCAATATGCCTAACGCAATTAAGCAAGCGTGCATTCTTATTACCACCGCGTTCATAAAGATCCGTGGCGACAACTCTCTAACCATGAACATCACAACTCAACCGCAGGGAAGCATCCCTGGATCGGCTCGTTACGGCGGAGAGATTTCGATGGCATTGAGCATGGTCGATAAGTACCGCAGGATCAGGTAATGGCAGGCCGCGTAGGGGTCAGAAACACGCTCGCTGCGTTTATTTCCAACCCGCAAATCACAAACCTGAACCAAGTCTTTACTTCCTTTCCCAAGCGCATCAACTATCAGATCAATTCACAGCCTGGTCAGTTGACCCGCTCGGCCGTTGTTATTTTCATCGCGGCTGAAACGGAAACACGCCTGGCTATCGGCGGCGCTCATAGCGGTTGGAAGCGCGTGGATTACACATTAGTTTTGCAGGTTTATACCCACTCGATGCATCGCAATGCCGAGGATGTAATGGATGATTTTGATGTGTTGATCGACAACATCAAAGAACGACTGCGTTCCGACCACAATTTTGGCGACCCAACGGGTAATCTAGTGTGGCAAGGAGCCGAACCGATCATCAACGCACGCTACGGAGAAGTGTCCACTACCAATGAGGGCGCTTCCGAGGTGTTTGCTGAGATAGAATTCGATGTTACTGAAATGATCCAAGCATAAGGAGCAACATGAAACTGAAATACAACGGAACAGATGAACGAGTGTTCCCATCGCTGGGGATCACAGTAAAACCAGGTGACGAGTTTGACGCACCCGAAGGCTTTACTCATCCTGATTGCGCAGCACCAGGAGCAGCGAAGCCAGCAGCAATTCCAACACCAGCCCCAACCAAGTCTGCCGCGTCAGACAACGACTCTAAGGAGAGTGAATAATGTCAGTACAGCAATCCGTACGCTCGTACCTGGGTATCGCTAAAGAAGCAACCAAGGGTACGATCGTTGCACCTACAGATTTTATCCCAGTAGCAAAGGACAACATTAAGCCTGTTGATGTAGTAGATCCACTCTACGACACAGGGCTTCGTGGTTCCAATGTTGTGAATTACGCTTATCTACAAGGTCGCACACGCTCGACTTTTGACTTTGGCGGCGCAGTATTTGCCGACACAGTTGGATACGGTCTTGCAGGACTTCTTGGTTCTGTTGCTACAACAGGCGCATCAGCACCTTTCACACACACAATTTCTCTAAAGAACAGCCTTACATCAGGCGTAGATGATCAGCCAATCTCATACACATTGACTGACTTCTATTCTGCTGATGTTCGCTCATATCCAGGATGCCAGTTCTCAGACTTCTCTTTGAAGTTTAACGCTGACGGAATGCTTGAGTACGACACAAAGACAACAGGCTGGGCATCAAGCGCAGTCGCAGATCCAACTCCAACCTTCTCAACCATTCTGCCTACTCAGGTTTGGCGCGGCACAGTTTCCATTGGAGGCGCTGCGGTTTCCAACTCTATGACAGGCAACATCGACATGGCGCGATCCGTGACACCTGTTTACGGCATCAGCAACACTCAAAACCCATACAACATTTTCTTGGGGCCTTTGGAAGTAACAGGCAAGATCACATTCATCATGGAAGATGACACAGAACTAACTCGTTACCTCAACAACTCGCAACCAGCCATTGTTCTTAACTGGGCATACGGCGCTGGCGCTGCGGCAGTTCAAATCCAAGCCACAATCACTAAGGGCGCTTACACAGCAGCCGTTATTGAGCGCGGCGAGGACTTCGTTCAGGTTTCAATTGATCTAAACGGCCAAGGCAACACAACTGACGCTGGATCAACAGGTGGTTTTGCACCAATCAAGTGGGTTCTACAGAACGCGAAAGCATCAGGAACCTACGCCTAAGTCCAAGAGCAGGTGGGATCGGTTGATGGCGACCGCCTTCCCGCCATCCCACCCACCTGCTCTCTATAGGTTATGATTTAGGAAGGCAAACAATTAGGAGGCAAAAATGTCAGAAAAGTTAACACTACCTTCAGGCGCAACCGTGACTTTGAAGGACCCTAAATCATTACGCGTTAAAGATCGAAAGCGTGTACTGAAAACCGCAGATGTTGAAGGCGGAGATTTAACTCGCGCTCTTGCATTAGGCGATGCGTTGATTGCGATGTTGATCGAGGAATGGTCTCTAGACCTTTTGATTCCCGCTCTTAAAATCGACAACCTTGATGAGTTAGAAATGAAAGATTACGATGCTTTGGTTGACGCTACAAAGGATGCGCAGAAGTTTCTGTTCCCTTCCTTGGGCGACACACCTGAGAACGAGCAAGACCCAAAAGCGGGTACCGACAACTCGAACGCTTAAGGTGGTGGCTTGAGGGTGGCGAGCGCCGACCTGATTTAGATTACCCCGATGAGGAGTGGTACTACTTTCAGTTCGCTGATCGCTTTGGATGGACACCCGCGCAAGTGGATGATCTACCCGCAGGAACCGCTGATTGGTTGTTGGGAATAGCAGCAACTGTAACTAAGATGCAAAGCGAGGTGCGTGAGTGACATTTGAATTCACAAACCTGCCTAAAGTCTTGGCCGCTCTTGGTAAAACAGAAGCCGATGTAAACAACGCCGCTCGCTTTGCGATCGGTATGGCTGCGGCCGCAGTTGAACGCCAAGCCAAAAAGAATGCAAATACAGGAACGCACCCTAGAGGCCAGGGACATATTCCAGGCACAGGTCCTGGTCCCAATGTTATGACTGGTAACTTGCGGCGTTCTATTTACTCGCAAACCAAGATCGGCTTTGGACAAAGTTATGTTGCAGAAGTTGGCGCTTCGATGGTTTATGCACGCGCCGTTGAAATGGGGCTTCCTGAATGGAAATCAGGAGTAAAATACCCGTATCTTGTACCTGCCGCAGAAAGTCTGAAACAATCAGGCGCACTCAGTAGGACATTCATTGGCGCATTTTCATCGTATTTGAGGAGTTAATAGATGGCATCAACAATCCCGCCAATCCTCATTCAGATACAAGCAGATGTAACTCAGTTAAAAGCGGGGCTTGCCCAAGCGCAAAACGCGATCAAGGGTGTAGATGACAATGTAAAAAAGGCCAGCGGTGGCATGACCAACTTTGTGGGCAACCTGAAAAAGGTGGGCGCTGCACTTGGTGCTACTTTTGCCGCATCTCAAGTTGCAGCATTTGCCAAAGAGTCAATTATGGCAGCCAGCAACATGGAAGAGTCTCTATCAAAGGTACGAGTTGTCTTTGGCGAAGGCGCTGCCGAAGTAGAAGCCTTTGGCGCAAGCGCCGCGCAGAACCTTGGTATTTCTAACCAGGCTGCTTTAGAAGCCGCTGGAACTTACGGCAACTTATTCCAGGCGTTTGGTTTGGGCCAAGGCGAAGCCCAAAAGATGTCAACTAATCTTGTTCAGTTGGCCGCAGACATGGCTTCCTTTAACAACACATCCATCGATCAAGCCATCACCGCTTTGCGATCAGGTCTTTCAGGTGAAACAGAACCGCTAAAGAAGTTCGGCGTTGCCCTTTCAGAAGTTCGTCTTAAAGAGGAAGCCCTGCGCATGGGTTTGATTAAAACAACAAGTGGAACTTTGCCTGTTGCGATTAAGTCCCAGGCTGCTTACTCATTGATCTTAAAAGACACAGCACTTGCCCAGGGTGACTACGCACGCACCGCCGATGGAACTGCAAACACCATGAAAACCCTGCAAGCCAAAATTGAGGATGCAAAGGTAGCGTTGGGCGAGGCGCTTATGCCAGCCTTTAGAGGTTTGTTAAAAATATTAGAATTACTTATTCCTGTTTTAACTAAGATCGGTGAGTTCTTTAAGAACAACCAAGCCGAAGTCAAAGCCTTTGCCATCACGGTTGGAGTGCTTGGCGCTGCTTGGGGTGCTTACACCGTGTTTGTAAAGGCAGCAATTATTCAACAGAAAATTCTCAACTTGGTTCAGAAACTGAACCCGATCGGCTTGATTGTTATTGCCGTGGGGCTTCTTGTTGCTGCCATGGTGAAACTATGGAACAGCAATGAGTCCTTTAGAAAAGCCGTGATTTCTGTGGCCAAAGTTGCTCTCAATGCTTTTGCTTCAATCATACCTATGGTTGGCCAGGTCTTTGAAGCGATCATGAAAATCTCAACAGGGCCACTTCGTCTTTTACTTTTGGCGCTTTCTAAACTTCCTGGAGTGGGCAAGTACGCAAAAGCAGGACTTGACTTAATGAATAAAGGCTTGAACGGTATCAGCGACTTTGCCAATGCCGCGTCAAAGAAAGCCAAAGAATTATCTGCTGGTTTAGACAAGATGGGTGCGGCTGCTGAAAAGAACGGCAAGAAGGTAGAGAAAGCAACTAAGGGTGGAAAAGGCAAGCCTGGCGTAGTTGATCCAAAAGTGACAGAAGCGGCAAAGAAAGCGGCCGAGGAAGCAAAAGATCGCGCTGAAAAGATGCTTGATATTGAAACAACATTTATTGAAAAGTCCATTGAGGCGCATGAAAAGTATCAAGAGAAGGTTGCTGATCTACACAAAGCCTACGGTGAAGCAATTGCAGAAGCCGAGGAAGCAGACCGCGAGCGCCGAGCCGATGCACAGAAAACTTATGATGCCGCTGTAACTGATGCTCAGAAGGCACACACCCAAGCCATGGTGGACATTGCTAAAGACTATGCAAAGAAAACCGCAGACATTGAGGCAACCCTTCAAAGAAAACTGGTGGATCTAAAAAAGGCGGCGGCTGACAAGTCTGCTGATCTGCGCGTTAAGGCTGCTGAAAAAGAAGCATCAATTATCCAGCAGTCTGTGGATCGCTTGCGTAGCGCTTTTGCATCAGGTACATCTTTCAGTTTGACCGAGGCTTTCAAGGGTAAAACTTCAGGCGGGTTCCTGGAGCAAATGAAAAAGGAACTGGAAGCGGCTAAGAAACTACAACAAGGCGCTGCTTATCTTGCGGGCGAAGGTTACGCACAGACCTTTATTGAGCAAGTTGTAAAGGCTGGACCTGAAGTTGGCAATCAGATGATCGATGAATTAAAGAAATCATCACCTGAACAACAGAAAGAAATCCGCGAGACCTTTATGGATCTCGAAGGCATCCAAGACACAGGCTTAGACGCTTTGGCTAAGTCCATGAGCAACGGAGCAAACCTAGCCACATCTGAATTGCGCCAGGCTTACGATCAAGTAGCAATTGATCTCAAGAACTCTTTGGCCGAAGTTGACATGGAGTTAATGAACTCCTTGGCAGAAGCCAACGCCGAGTATGCCCGCGCTATGACCGAAGCCAAGGTTGAACGCGATGCTCGTATGCTTGAGGCGGCCACACAACTACAGACCGCGATCGCGGAAGCCAAAGCACGCCTTGAGGCTTCTCTTGCTGAGTCTGCTGCAATATTACAAAAGGCCCGCGAGGAAGCACAAAAGAAACTCAATGAAGGATTAGCCGAAGCCCAAAAGGTTCTACAGAAGGCTTTGGTTGATGCTCAACTTGCTTATCAAAAGGCAATTGATGAGATTTCTGCAACCACAGCGCAAAAGTTAGCCGCCCTTAAAGCGCAATTGGCTGCGGTAGCGGCGGCAACTGCTGCCTTGGCTTCTGCAAGCAGCGCTTATTCATCTGCCGCTTCTGCAAAGATTACAAACACACCATTTGTGACAGGTGGTACTAACTCAAAGGGTGGAGTTGGCAACACTCCTTATGGTCCAACCACAAACAACAACATCAGTATTACTGGAGTCAATCTTTCTGATCCTTATGCAACAACCACTAGCGTGGTGAACGCAATCAAGTTTGGAAATGTTGTAGTTCCTACCGCACCTAGCAAGTTGGCTGCTGGTGAAAGCGGCGCAATTGGTGCTGCTTCAATTAAGGCTCGAACAATTACATTAAATAGTGGAGGCGGCGGCGGCGCTCCAAGAGGGGCTATGGTCACCTGATGCCAGCAGTAATAGCCAATTATTCGTTCTCATTCAACAACCAGGTCTTTGGCGGAACAGGATCGCCTTATCAAATCTTGAGCGTTGATGGGTTAGAAGGTTTGCCTGGCATCCGATCTCAAGATGACAACAGAGGCTACGCAGACGGTATGTTCTCGGGCCGTGACTTCCTTGGCGGCCGATACATTACAATGCTGGTTCAGATCTTGGCTAACAGCGGGGCATCGGCTCAAACAAATTTCAACACTCTTCAGTTGGCCCTTTTGCCACAGGCAAGCGGCACAACGCCTCTTTACTTTATCTTGTCCAATGCAGCAGGCGAACAGGTCATAAACGCCCGTGTACGAGGCTTGAGTGCCTCTGTGGACCCTAACTACACCTACGGCTACATCGTGGCCCAGGTCAGTTTCTTTTGCCCTGATCCTCGGTATTACGACTCCAACACTCAAACCGCAACTCTGAACTACACCCCGCCTGGAGGCAGAACTTATAACCGCGTTTATAACCTACTGTATGGCGGCGGATCAGTATTAATTACGACCAACATTGAGAACAACGGCTGGACCGACACCTATCCAACCATTGTGTTAAACGGCCCAATCATTAACCCGATCTTGGGCAACCAAACTGAAAACTTGGCTCTGAACTTTACTTGTTCACTCACTAACACAGATTTCTTAACCGTAGACTTATACAATAAACTAATCACTTTAAACGGAAACCCTGCTCGAAACTTGCTGGCTTCGGGTCAATGGTTCTCTGCGCAACCAGGTACTAACTTGTTCTACCTAACAGGCAACGCAGGTAGTACAGTAGTGGGTGTGACAGGTGCAACTGTGACTTGGCAATCGGCTTACATTTAGGAGAATAAATGACAGTTAGAACCCCGCCCAGTTGGTTGCAGAACGGCTCTCACCCTGCTGAAAACGATCGCCTTACAACCCAGGCGCTTTGGGCCACCACAGGTATTATCAACAGCGCTTCTTTACTTGTCACGCAAAACACACCTCCTGGTCTTTCTGTTGTTGTTGCATCAGGTTGGGCAGCAATTGTTGGAACTACGCAAGCCAACATGGGAACTTATGTAACCTACAACGATGCAAGCAGCGTTCTTTCTTTGAACACCGCAAACCCAACTAACCCACGCATTGATCTTGTTTGCGCAACTGTAAATGACGCGTATTACACAGGATCGCTAAACAATGTTGTCCTTCAGGTTGTTGCGGGAACCCCTGCGGGATCTCCTGTGGCTCCATCGCTTCCAGCCAACTCAATCACCCTGGCAACTGTAGCCGTTGGTGCGGGCGCAACTGCAATCACAAACGCCAACATTACAGACACACGCGTTCTTGTAACCACAAACATTCCTGAGTCAGGTGACATCAGCGCGGTTGTGGCTGGCACAGGACTTTCAGGTGGTGGCACTAGCGGATCAGTAACTTTGGCTATCAACACAGCCGTGACTGCCGATCTAACAACGGCACAAACTTTGACTAATAAAACTATTGACGCAGCAAGTAATACTTTGACTGGAGTAGTCACTTTAACTGGAACTCAAACTCTTACTAATAAAACATTAACTTCGCCGCTTATAAATTTAGGCATAAATGCTCAAACAGGAACCACTTACACAACTGTTCTAGCCGACAACGGTAAACTTGTAACGCAAACAAACGCCAGCGCTATCGCCACAACCATTCCCTTGAATTCGAGCGTGGCTTATCCAGTAGGCGCTCAGATAAACATTGCGCAAATGGGAGCGGGCCAAGTAACAATTTCAGGCGCAGGAGGCGTGACTATTGCTTCAACGGGTGCAACCGCAACGGCTCCTAAGTTAAGAGCGCAATATTCAACAGCCACGGCAGTTCAAACCGCGACCGACACATGGTTGATCATGGGTGACATTTCATGAGTCGCCTAGCATTAACTCCCACCAATGTTCCCGTTTCAGCCACGGACATTAATACGCCAACTCTCAGGGCTGGCGATCTCTACTACAACACAACCGAAGGCTTAAAGGTTTACACAGGCGCAGCCTGGTCCGCCATGGGCGTTCCGCCATTGACTGAAGTAGATGCAGGTGTGTTTGATAGCATTGCGCCTTATAATGGTGGCGATCCAACAACGACTTCAACACAGACCGTAAACGGAGGAACTCCCTGATGGCAGTTGTAACACAGATTCAAGTTCGTAGGGGAACAGCGTCTCAATGGACTTCAACTAATCCAACGCTTGCCGCTGGCGAGTGGGGTTTTGAGACCGATACAGGCAAAGTTAAGATTGGAAATGGATCAACGGCGTGGACCTCTTTGGCTTACCAAGGCGCGGGCGACATTGAAGGTGTAACTGCTGGAACTGGTCTTAGCGGAGGCGGAACAAGTGGAACTGTTACAGTCTCAATTGACACGGCTGTTACGGCTGATCTTACAACAGCGCAAACGCTTACTAATAAGACTTTAACCACTCCTGTTATTTCAAGCATCAGCAACAGCGGAACGGTTACGCTTCCAACAGGTTCTGTAACTCTTGCCTCATTAACTGGAACTGAAACTTTTACTAATAAAACTTTAACTGACGCAAAGATAAACTTAGGCTTTGACGCCGAAACCGCTTCTTATACGGCGGTTCTTGCTAATAACAGTCAAGTTGTCACTATGGATAACGCCTCGGCTAACACATTTTCTATTCCGACTAACGCTTCTGTGGCTTTCCCAATTGGCACACAAATAAATGTGCTACAAATTGGTGCAGGTCAAACCACAATTCAGGCTGTCACAAGCGGCACTACAACGATCCAATCAACTGGCGCAACTGCTGCTGCTCCTAAACTAAGAGTGCGTTATAGCGCCGCAACTTGCGTAAAAGCAGGAACGGATCTTTGGTATGTGTTTGGAGATATTGCCTAATGCCTATTCTTGGGGTTATTGCTTCTTCTATGCAAACAATAAGTGCCGCGTTTGACTCAATTCAAACCTATACTCTTTCATCTGCTCAAACTACAATTACATTTTCTAGTATTCCAAGTACTTACAAGCACTTACAAATCAGAGGATTTTGGCGTGGTAACAGAGCAACCTACCCAGTAAGCGGAACTAATATGACATTCAATTCTGATTCAGGGTCAAATTACTCCAACCACGAAATAATTGGACAGGGCGGTGGAAACCTTACATCTGGAGTGCAGGTTGGTGGTTCAGCGAGTACAACAAGTATTGGAGTCGGACAACCTGGAACTTCTGTTACATATTTTACAACAGCCATTATAGACATATTAGATTATGCTAATACCAATAAATATAAAACGGCACGCTGTCTAATGGGTAACGATATAAATGGAACCGTTGCGGGCTATGGTGGTTCGGTTGGATTGTATTCTGGTTCTTGGAGAAACACTAATGCAATCACATCAATATCTTTTAATGTGTCTGACGGTTCACAATGGCAGCAATACTCATCTTTCGCTCTGTATGGGATTAAATAAATGGCACTTACATACGAACCAATTCAAACGGTTACTCACACAGGGGCAAGTACGGCAACAATAACTTTATCTTCAATTCCTGCTACTTATACAGATTTAGTGGTTATAGCGAATGTTCTTTATTCTGCTAATAATGGCGATTTTATTAGAGTCAGATTTAACGGAGATAATAGTTCTCTTTATTCAGGCACACCATTAGTTGGCAATGGAACAGACTATAACTCATACCGCAGTACTAATGACTCAGGCTATACTTTTTATGCTTCATCTACTTCAACATATACTGTTGTTCAAATGCACATTAATAATTACGCAAATACCACAACAAATAAAGCAATACTAAGTAGGTCATCTAGCGTGTCCTCTTCAAATGTGGAAGCCCGCATTGGTCTTTATAGAAGTACTGCGGCAATTAACAGCATTTCTATATTATTTTCATTGGCTTCTATTGCGGCTGGAACTAATATAACTTTATACGGAATTAAGGCGGCATAATGGCTAATACATATATTCAAATTGGTAGCACTTACACCGTTGGCTCAGGTGGTATAAGTAGTGTTTCACTCACATCTATACCTGCGACATTTACAGACTTAGTTGTAAAAATCTCGGCTAGAACTAATCGTAGTTCTGTTACTGATGGTCTTGGATATTATTACAATAGTGATACAACATCAGCAAGATATACGGGGAAACAACTTACTAGCACAGGCACGGCAGCACAAAGTACTTCTTACAATCCGTATAATGATGAAAATATATATGTATCAGGCAATACCGCAACTGCTTCTACTTTTAGTGCTACCGAATTGTATATTCCTAATTATGCAGGTAGTAATCAAAAAACATCTTCTGTTGATAGCACAGGCGAAAATAATGCTGCGCCTTCGTTTATGAACATAGGTGCGGCTTTGTATAACCAAACTACGGCAATTACTTCAATAACTTTTATTCCTATTACTGGAACTTTAATTATGGAATACTCAACTTTTACACTCTACGGAATCAAAAACTCATAAAGGAGAGATAAATGACAACAGCAATAGAAGTAAACTGCACAACAGGAGAAGTGATAGAACGCGAACTTACAGCAACAGAAGTAGCACAACGCGAAACAGATGCGGCGGCTTTTTTTAAAGCAGAAGCAGAGCGCACGGCACAGGCTGAAGCCCTCACCGTACTTAAAGCAAGCGCAAAGGCTAAACTTGTTGCTGGAGAACCCCTAACAGAGGAAGAAGCCTCCGTACTGGTAATCTAGTGGTATGCCTACAACAACATACCGCTATCTGTTTGTAGACCTTCCTACCAACACGATCATTGCTGAGTTGCCTCTAACTGGGGTGGCCTTCACACAGCAGTTGAACACGGCTGGAACTTTCTCGGGCCGTCTTTTGCTTTCAGGATTAGACGCGGCTGCCTTCAACATTGACGCTTCCACAATCCCTGGCAAGTGCGGCATTTATGTAGACCGCAACGGCATCTTGGTATGGGGTGGAGTCATTTGGAGCCGCACTTATAACAGCAGCGATCAAACCTTGTCATTTAACGCCCGCGAGTGGATTTCATACTTTGAACGCCGCCGCATCACCACAACACGCGACTTTGACGGCATCGACCAATTGGTAATTGCTAAGACCCTCATTGAGGATGCACAAAACGAACCCTATGGTGACCTTGGAATTCTTTACAACACCGCAGGTCAAACAACCTCGGGCGTTTTGGTAGATCGCGTGTATTACGACTACGAACTCAAGTCGCTCTTTAACGCCATCCAGGATTTATCTCGCCAAGACGATGGTTTTGACTTTGATATTTACATCGAATATGACGGTGTGACTGGTCTGCCAACCAAAGCCTTCAACACATATTATCCTCGAAGTGGAACCGCCTATGATCCAAATGACCCCGAGGCTATTGTCTTTCAATTCCCTGCGGGCAATGTGGTTGAGTATGAGTATCCCGAGGATGGGTCAATCGCGGCCAACACAATCTATGCTTTGGGCGCTGGTTCTAACGAGGGCAAGTTAATCTCAACCGCGCAAAATACATCCTTCTTACTTGATGGATGGGTGCTTCTTGAGGACCAAGCCAACTACTCAGACATTACCGATCAGACGGTGCTTGATGAATTGGTTGCGGCCCAGGTGATCGCCGTGTCTTATCCACCGACAACTATTAAAATGGTTGTGCCTCCGTATGTAATTCCTGAATATGGAACCTACCAAGTTGGCGATGACGCTCGTATCTTGATCCAAGACAACCGCTTCCCCGAGGGCCTTGACGAGATTTATCGCATCGTGGGTCTATCGGTGCAGCCTGGTGAGGATGGCCCTGAACGCGCTACGCTTACTTTGACCCAGGGTTCAGGAGAAGCGTAATGGCCTACATAAATCAACCGCCAGCCTTGCAGCAGATGTTTGCCGATCTAGACAGCCGACTTCGTAAGTTAGAAACGGCGCAGCGCTTTACCGCACCCGATGTGGCAACCGAGCCAACCTATCCACGAACTGGCGACATCATCTTTGATAACACGCCTGATCAAATGAAATATTGGAACGGAACCGAGTGGGTTGTCTTTGCTGATGATTATCTTGGCGTTCCTAAGATCGCTTTCACATCCACCTGGACTGGCACAGGACTGGCCTACACAGGCACACCCGCCACAGGATCGTATTCCAGGGTTGGCAAAATGGTTTTCTTTACAATCAGGGTTAACTGCACAACCGTGACAAACTTTGGCACAGGTAATTATTCGCTTACTCTACCCACAGGTTTGCAGCCCAACATAAACAATCTTGTAACTGGCGGTCTGCACCACATCGCAAGCGGCGATCATTACCTGCTTTACATGGACTTTAATAGCGCAAGCCTTACCGCTGAACTTTACTATCCTCAGTCAAATGGCACGATGGCCCGCATGGATCACAACAGTCCCCACACATTACAAACAGCCGATTTCTTTTATTTCACGGGTATGTATTTCTTAGCATAAGTTATTATTACAACATGACACCTAATGAATGGCTTGGCATCGGAGTTGCCGTCAGCACCCTTTTGGGATCGTTGGCAATCGCGGTGCGCTTCTTAGTCAAGCACTACCTATCTGAGTTAAAACCAAACGGCGGAGCAAGCCTTCGTGACGAGCAAAACAGACAAGGTGAAACAATCAAACGGCTGGAGAACCGTGTTGACGAGATTTATCGCTTGCTGCTTAATCGCGCTTAGTCTCACTGGCTGTGGCTATCAAGGATGGACCAGGTATCCTTGCCAAGAATATGAAAACTGGACCAAAGCAGAATGCAATCCGCCGCAATGTGAAGCGATCGGTCAATGCACTAAGGACCTACTACCAAATGTGGAGACAGATGGCTAGAAAACGACTCACACCCGAGGAACTGCACGCTCGACTTATAGTCACTATTGGCATCCTGCTTGCGTTGGTATTTTCAGGATCGGTCTTTGCGATGCTTTATGCGCTGGTCTTTGTGACGCAACCGATGGCTCAAGCCCCTAACGATGCCGCTTTTATTGATCTAGTCTCGACTCTTTGCGTGTTTCTGACTGGCACGCTTTCAGGCATCTTGAGTGCTAATGGGCTAAAATCTAAACCTAAACCAAAGGAAGGTGAAATCGATGAGCCAACGCGATGAGTTTGTAACGGTTGCGCTGGGAGAAGTCGGCACAATCGAAGGACCAAAAGATAACGAAACCAAGTATGGCGCATTCACAAAGGCTAACTTTCTGCCCTGGTGCGGTTCGTTTGTGATGTGGTGCGCAAACCAGGTAACGCTAAAGATCCCAAACTGCGTGTCTACGCAAGCAGGGGCCAAAGCGTTCTTGGATAAAGGCCAATGGCAAGCCGCAGAGGAAGCAACTCCGCTACCAGGCGACATTGTTTTCTTTGACTTTCCAGGAGATGGGATCGACCGTATTTCCCATGTGGGCATTGTTGTAAAAGACAACGGCAACGGAACGATCACCTGTGTCGAGGGCAATACCAGTCCTGACAAGAAGGGCAACCAAAGAAACGGTGGCGAATGCTGCCTAAAGGTTCGCGCTTACAAGAAAAAGAACGGAAGCAAACTAGTCAAATCGCAGCCTGTAGCAATTGTGGGCTTCGGTAAACCAAAGTTCAAGGAGACCAAATGAACGCACAGTTAAAAGCAGCACTTGAGTCATACGCACGATCCTTTGTGGTTGCGGCCATCGCCGTTTATTCCGCAGGAGAAACCGATCTGAAAGCCATCCTGATTGCTGGATTGGCCGCAGTTGCTGGCCCAGCGATCCGCGCAATTAATCCAAAGGACCCAGCGTTTGGCTTTATCGCTAACGCAGTCGATGTTGAAATCAAAGCGCTCGCCAAGAAGTCTAAAAAGAAAACAAAGTAACCGCAGCGAATTGCACCCGACTTTCTCTCGAGGTCGGGTGCTTTCTCTTTCATAACTGTTAAGGTATCCTTTAGGCTCGAGGAGGCATCATGCTTAATGACAAATTCATCGAAATCCTGTCCAAGCGACAAATTCGGCGCGGATCAGAATACTGTGCGTATCAAGAGATGTATAAAGGCTTGAGCAAAGAGGATCAAAAGGCTCTAGACGATGCGTGGGCAAAGAACTACCCAACTAATCTAATTGTTCAAGCCTTGCGTGCAGATGGGCATAAGTGCAGTTCGGATACGATCCGACTTCATAGAAACGGCACTTGCAGATGTCCGAAGGAATAAATGCGTTGTTAAAAGAACGCGGCAAAATGTATGGTGAGGCTGTTGATAACTTCACGGCCGTTGGTAGAGGCTGGGGCGCAATCCTTAACATTGAGGATATTCCTCCGTATCAAGTAGCGTTGATGATGGATTTTCTCAAGACCATTCGTTGCGCAATTAACCCTATGCACGAGGACTCCTGGCAGGACAAAGCGGGCTATTCGGAACTCGGGAAACGGATCGCTCTCGATGAGTCTTAAAGATCAATTTGATGAGATGCCCGAGGGCGTTGAGTCCAACGATGTAAAAGAACTACGCCAGGCCATGCTTCGTTTACAGAAGCAACTGAAACAATCAAAAGAACGCAATGAGGACTTGGTATTTGCCACGCGCCAAGCAGCCTACGATGCCATGCTTACTTTTGGCAAAATCGCACCAGTTCCAGCAGTTGCTATTGATAAACGCAAAGCCAAAGGTGAAGTTGCCTTATGGCACATGACCGATTGGCAAGGCGCAAAACGCACCTCCAGTTACAACTCCCAGGTCATGCGCAAACGCGTGATGGAATTTGCCGAGAAAGCGGTAAGAATCACAGACATTCAACGCGCTGATCACCCAGTAAAAGAAGTAACTATCGCTTTTGGCGGTGACATGGTTGAAGGCTTGTTTAACTTTCCAAGTCAAGCATTCGAGATCGACAGCACCTTGTTCGAGCAATATGTAAATGTTTCTCGCCTTTGCGTTGATGTTGTTCGATTTGCCCTGGCCAACTATGAAAAGGTCACGGTGGTTCCCGAGTGGGGAAATCACGGTCGCATAGGATCGAAACGCGACAATGTTCCGCGATCGGATAACTTTGACCGAATGTGCTACGAGTTGGCCCATCAATTACTACAAGGTGAAAAGCGCCTGCTGTGGCAGGACTGCCCTGAGGATATTCAACGCATCGAGATTGGAAACTATCGAGCGCTCTTGATCCACGGCGATGAGGTTGGCCGCAATGGTTTTGCTTCCCCTGGCGCGATCGTTCAGCACGCAAATAAATGGCGATCAGGTTCATACCCTTGGGAGTTCAGAGATGTTTACATCGGCCACTATCACACGCACGCCGAGTGGTCTATGGCCAACGGACTCGGAGCGGTTTATCAAACAGGCTCTACAGAGTCCGACAATCGTTATGCGGGTGTGATGCTTGCAGCAAGTGCAACTCCATCGCAGCGCCTTCACTTCATCGATCCAGTAAAAGGTCGAGTGACCGCTGCCTATAAAGTTTGGTTAGATTGAGGCTTCTGCTGCATCCACAGCGTCATCAACAGAGTAGGAATGTTCCTTAGAACATTGTCCACATTCTTTGCACATTAATCATCCTCATAATCATCACCGTAATCGCTGGTGATCAATCGCATGTCGGCAATGTCCACGCCGTTTTCTTTTGCTTTATCCATCGCGTCTTTAAATGTGGAAAGACAACGGTTGGTGAGATCGGAGACCATGTCAGGATATTGGGCTTCGGTTCCCAATTCCACGGCAAGGCCACCTAGTCGGATCGAGATTTGTGAATAAGCCATGGAAGACCTCCTTGCTGAAATTATGCCTGTAATGCCGCCTGTAATGAATCCGCCGCGCCCGACCTGGGGTCCTTCCAATTCCGTAATCTTTGTGCCAACCTATGTCCACCAGGGCGAAAGCCCCCAAACTGAAAGGAAGGCCCCATGGCAGAGAAATACAGCCTTGAGGATTACGAAACGGTCGAGTCGCGTCTGCGCCGACTATACGAAAAATACCCATCCGCACGATTGCTTACAGACCTGGTCTACCAGGATGAGCGCCGCTTCATCTGCAAGTCGTTCTTGTATCTTGATCCCAAAGACCCAACACCGCACTCCACAGGTTTTGCCGAGGAGAT